CTGACTTATTATCGGACTATGAGGACGACATTGTCTCCAGAAAAGACTGGATACAGACCTACGTTGATGGGTTAGAACTGCTTGGAATGAAGATTGAAGAGCGGTCTGAGCCTTGGGAAGGGGCTTGTGGGGTGTATCACCCGCTGTTGTCGGAGGCACTGGTTAAATTCCAAGCAGAAACGATGATGTCTACGTTCCCTGCGGCTGGGCCTGTCAAAACTAAGCTAATTGGTAAAGAAACGCCTGAAAAGAAAGAGGCGGCACTGCGCGTCCAAGACGATATGAACTATCAGTTGATGGATGTGATGAGTGAGTTTAGGCCAGAGCATGAGCGCATGCTGTGGGGCTGTGGGTTATCGGGGAATGCGTTCAAGAAAGTCTATTTTGACCCATCATTAGACAGACAGGTGTCTATCTTTATCCCTGCGGAAGACCTTGTGGTGCCTTACGGTGCGGCGAACTTGGAGACGGCAGAGCGTGTGACGCATGTGATGCGTAAGACCGAGAATGAGGTACGTCGCCTGCAGATGAGTGGGTTCTATAGAGATATAGAGCTAGGTGACCCCAAAAACGCGTTGGATGAAGTTGAAAAGAAGATTGCTGAGAAGATGGGGTTCAGTGCGACTACGGATGATCGCTACAAACTTTTGGAGATGCACGTCGATCTAAACCTGCCTGGGTATGAAGATAAAGACGAAGATGGCGAAGAAACTGGAATAGCGCTGCCTTATATAGTCACTATCGAGAAAGGCAGCAGTGAGGTCTTAGCAATTCGTAGAAATTGGCAGCCGGAAGATGAGTTGCGTCAGAAGCGCCAGCACTTTGTGCATTATGGCTATGTACCTGGGTTTGGGTTCTACTGCTTTGGACTTATTCATTTGGTGGGGGCGTTCGCTAAGTCAGGCACATCGATCATTAGACAGCTTGTTGACGCAGGCACCCTTAGCAACTTGCCAGGAGGGTTTAAAGCCCGTGGTATGCGTATTAAGGGGGATGACACCCCGATAGCGCCTGGAGAGTTTAGGGACGTTGATATTGCCAGCGGGTCGATGAGAGACAACATTCTTCCATTGCCGTACAAAGAGCCAAGTCAAACGCTGTATCAGTTGCTGCAAAACATTGTTGAAGACGGTCGTCGGTTCTCTAATACGGCTGATCTGCAGATCTCTGACATGTCAGGCCAAGCGCCTGTGGGCACCACACTGGCTATATTAGAGCGTACGCTGAAAACGATGTCCGCCATTCAGTCGCGGATTCACTACTCGATGAAACAAGAACTCGGGTTGTTGAAAAAGATCATTGCTGCCTACGCGCCTGAAGAGTACAGCTACGAGCCAACAGAAGGCAGTCGCAAAGCCAAACGCTCAGATTACGATAACGTCGATGTTATCCCCGTGTCAGATCCCAACGCCTCAACCATGGCACAGAAGATCGTCCAGTATCAAGCGGTCTTGCAATTGGCGCAAGGGTCACCACAACTGTATAACATGCCGTTACTGCATCGTCAGATGCTAGAGGTGCTGGGGGTAAATAACGCTGAAAAGCTGATCCCCATGTCAGAAGACATGAAACCCGTAGACCCAGTGACAGAAAACCAAAACATTCTGATGCTAAAACCGGTCAAGGCGTTCCTGACACAAGACCATCAAGCGCACATCCAAGTGCATATGGCAGCGATGCAAGACCCCAAAATCATGCAGTTGTTACAGAACAACCCACAAGCGCAGCAGTTACAAGCGGCGATGATGGCACATATCAATGAGCACTTAGGGTTCGAGTACCGCAAACAGATTGAAGAACAGTTGGGCTTTGCAATGCCTCCACAAACGGACGAATCAGGTGAAGAAGCCCAAATGGCACCTGAGATTGAAGCTCAATTGGCTCCGGTGCTGGCACAAGCAGCACAACAATTGTTACAGAAAAATCAAGCGGAAGTGGCGCAGCAACAAGCGCAACAGCAGATGCAAGACCCATTGGTTCAGATGCAGATGCAAGAACTTCAGCTTAAACAAGCTGAGCAACAGCGCAAAATGCAGAAAGATCAGACCGACGCACAGCTAAAAGCAGCGCAATTGCAGTTAGAACGTGAGCGCATCGCGGCTCAGGAACGTGCTGCCGACAAACAAGCCAAGGTCAATGCGTTGAAATCAGCGGCTCAACTTACAGACAAAGCGAAGTCGGACGAAGCACGGTTGAGAGTAGAAGCCCTCAAAACAGCGGCAGATTTGACAACTAGGCGTGACATGGAGGAGAAACGCCTGCGCGTAGATGCATTAAAAACAGCGGCTAGCCTTACAGAGCAGAAACGTCAGCACAACACCAAGCTGGCGCATGAAAAGTCAGCTAAGCGTCAGGAGCGCCAAAACGCGCCTAAAGGAGAAGAGTGATGAACGCACTTGAGTTGCTGATCTCTCAAATTGAAGACAAGGCTAACCAGATTCAGGAGGCGATGATCTATGGAAACATAGACTCGTTTGAAGAATACAAATTTCTCTGCGGTGAATTGCGAGGTCTGTTGACCGCAAGAGAGTATATAAAAGACCTCAAAAACAAAATGGAAACACAAGATGAGTGAATTATTAATCGGCTCAAACCCCGATAAGCCGCAAGTGGTTGGTGCAGTGGTTATGGGGGCAAGTAATGAAGAGAAGGCGAGTCAACTGCCAAAACCTTCAGGCTACCATATTCTGTGCGCGATCCCCGAAGCGGAAAAAGAATTCGACAGTGGCTTGCTCAAAGCAGACATTACTTTGCGTAATGAAGAGGTGCTAACAACCGTGCTGTTTGTTGTGGAACTAGGCCCAGATTGCTACAAAGATGAGTCCAAATTCCCAAGTGGCCCGTGGTGTAAAAAAGGAGACTTTATTCTGGTTCGTCCAAACTCTGGCTCACGTTTGCTGATTCACGGGCGTGAATTCCGCCTTATTAATGATGATTCAGTTGAAGCAGTTGTTGATGATCCACGCGGCATTAGCCGTAAATAAGGAGAGCACCTATGTCCAATTATGAGCAAGACGAATATAAGTTTCCTGATGAAGATCAAGATGTCGATAATGAATTAGACATTGAGATTGAGGTTGTTGACGATACTCCAGAGGAAGACCGTGGGCGTGAACCCATGCCTAAAGAGATTGTTGAAAACTTGGAACGCGATGAGCTGGAAGAGTACGATGCTGCGGCCAAAGAGAAGCTGAAACAGCTTAAAAAGGTGTGGCATGATGAGCGTCGTGAAAAAGAAGCGGCTATTAGAGAACAGCAAGAAGCTTTAGAACTGTCTCGTCGTCTGTTTGAAGAGAACAAGCGCCTACGCGCAGCATATTCCACAGGTGAGAAAGAGTACATCAACACAGCGCAGCAGGCAGCCTTGTATGAAATGGAGGCAGCCAAGCGTGAAATGAAAGAGGCGTATGAGGCTGGCGATAGCGAGGCAATCATTGTTGCGCAAGAAAAGCTTAATCTAGCACAGCTAAAACAGATCCGTGCAAGCGGATTAAGAGAAACTCCTTTACAAGAAGTTGATTACGGTGTACAAAATACATACAGAGAACCTGTACAGAACGTACAACCAGTAGTCCAGCCAGACCGTAAAGCTTTAGCGTGGCAAGAACGCAATAAGTGGTTTGGGGATGACGAAGAAATGACGGCTGCCGCGTTAGGGCTTCACCAAAAGCTTGTTAACTCGGGAGTTGAAGTTGGTTCAGATGAATACTATGGCACATTGGACAAAACAATGCGCGTTAGATTTAGCGAGTATTTTGGAGAAAAGCCAAAAACTAAGCCTCCAACAGTTGTTGCTCCGGCAGCACGTAGCACTTCTTCAAACAAGATTAGGCTGAGTCAAAGTCAGGTACAGTTGGCAAAGAAACTGGGCATCACCCCTGAAGTTTATGCAAAAGAAGTTTTGAAATTGGAGAAGAAATAATGACTACGCAAAACAGAGTTACTCGCGATCTAGAAACCCGAGCTTTACAAGAGCGTCCCAAGCAGTGGATGCCTCCAGAATTGCTCCCAGAGCCAGACAAACAGGCTGGGTATTCCTATAGATGGATACGCACTTCGACGTTGAACAATGCTGACCCACGTAATTTATCTGCCAAGCTCAGAGAAGGATGGGAACCTGTCAAAATTGAAGAGCAACCAAAATTCCAACTGCTAGTTGATCCCAACAGTCGTTTTAAAGACAACATTGAGATCGGCGGGTTGTTGCTTTGCAAGACTCCAACTGAGTTTGTAGACCAGCGTAATGCATATTACAACGGTCAAACACAAGCGCAAACGGAAGCTGTGGACAACAATTTTATGCGCGAATCTGATGCAAGAATGCCGCTTTTTAGAGAGCGAAAATCGACCACCAGTTTCGGTAAAGGCTCATAATTTAATTTTACGAGGTCAATATGGCTTATCCTACTGTTTCCGCTGGGTACGGTTTGAGGGCAATCAACGAAGTTGGTGGCTTGCCCTATGCTGGTTCTACCAGACAATTTCCAATCGCATCTGGTTACGCCGCGAACTTGTTTTACGGTGACATCGTTATCTTATCTGGCGGCACCATTGTTGCAAATACCTATACCGCTGCTACTAGCCCTACCACACCTATCGCTGGCACTATTGGCGTATTTATGGGTTGTGAGTACACACCTGCTGGTGGCCCGCTGTACGGCAAAATGCGTTCACAATACTGGTCCTCAGGCACAGTTGCACAAGACGCTGTAGCTTATGTTATTGACGATCCACGCACTGTCTTTAAAGCGGCTGTTGGTTCTCAAGCAACAACTTCGTTGTCTAACACCAGCTCTGGTATGGGCTACTTGTCACCAAACTTTATTGGTACAAACGTCTATCCTTTGTCAGGCACTGCAGGCAGCACTGCTACCGGCGACTCTGCATTGGTTATTTCTGGTGGTATCGTAACTAATGGTACAGGCAACACTCGTGTTACCGCAGCGGCTCCATTCCGCGTCGTTGGTATGGTTCCTGACACAGCCGTTGTAGTAACAGCTACAGGTTCAACTTCTGGTTCTTCAACCACTGTTACCTTGACTGCTGCTAACAGCGCCATCCAAGCGGGTATGCAATTGATTTGCCCAACAGGTACAGGCTCACTTGCTGGTAACTACATCACTGTCACCAACGTCAACAGCACCACGCTGACAGTATCTAGTGCTGTAACTTTGGCTTCTGGTTCTGCTCTGACATTCGTCGGGTACTCAGAGGCGCAAGTTATCTGGAACGGTAACTTCCATAGTTACAACAACACCACTGGCGTTTAAGGAGATTAACTGATGGCAATTTCACGCGCACAATTATTGAAAGAATTGCTTCCTGGCTTGAACGCTTTGTTCGGTTTGGAGTATTCGCGTTATGGCGAAGAGCATAAAGAGATCTACGAAGTAGAAACCTCTGAGCGTTCTTTTGAAGAAGAAACAAAACTGTCTGGCTTTTCTGCCGCCCCTGTTAAAAACGAAGGCTCTGCCATCGCATACGACAACGGCCAAGAAGCTTGGACTGCTCGTTACAACCACGAAACCATCGCAATGGGCTTTGCTCTGACCGAAG